GAAAACCCTGCACCAACATTATTTGAATAAATTTGTGTCGCATCAATAAACATTCGTAATGAGTAAGCAAGCCCCAGGTTATTAGGAAATGCAGCAGCATTAAACACAATTGTTGTAGATGCTTTTACTTCTGAAATAATTATAGGAGCAGTATTAGGAGCCTCCCTTAAATCAATTGTTTGTCCCATTATATATGAAATTCTTTAATGTTTAACGTTGCAGAAATTGTGCCTGTTGTTCCTCCATTCTTATCAATAGAAATCGATAAATATTCATGCGGGAATGCAACATCAATAATGCTTTGACTTCCGTTTGTTGGTAATATTACATTGGTGGACAATGCTGAATATAAATCCCAATTTGTTTGATCATTGCTTCCGTATACTGTAATTATTGGTGCAGCATCAGCTCCAGTTACAATAAATTGCAACGAAATCATTGAAGCATCAGGAACTTGTAACTTATATTCTCCTACGGTTGAATCATCAATCGCAGTAAGTGCTGGTATTAATATTTCTCTTGCCATTTCTTTTTAATTTTGAAAATGTTTACAATTGCATAACATTACGGTGTTTGTCAATTGTTTTTTTCATTATTATTTACTTTTTGCTACCAAATAACTCGTTAATGTCGCACTCATTGTGCCTGTGCCAACATATTTTACTCTGAAATACAAATAAGGATTATTATTCATTATCCAAATTTTACTATTAGTAGTAATGTTTGTAGGTGTATAAGTTACAGTTGCAGTTGACACATAATTAGTATCAAATGTTTCGTAATTTACACCATCATTGCTACCTTGTAATGTTACTGCTCCTCCAACTGTCCCACTAACTTTAGTAATAACCGTTTGAATAGAAACAGTTCCATAAGAACCTGCAACCTCCAATGTGTTGTAAGCTGTTGCAGTATTCACTACTGAACCAGCAGAACCTCCCATTGTAAACATTTGTGCGGATGCGTTATGTGTAACACACAAGGCCAAGCATACCAATAAGCCCATTATTAATTTTTTCATTTTACTTTTTTTTTGTAGTTGTTTTTGGTTTAACTTCTTTTGGCTCGTCATCGCCTTCCAATTTTGCCCAACCATTCTTTATAAATAGTTCAGCAATATTCTCATGACAGGATATTTCTTGACTTTCTTTCCAGTCATTACGGTTCACTTCAGAGCCTTTTTTAGTTACAATTAGTTTTTTCATTTTACCTTTTTTTAAAATCGGGGCCTTTTATCAGCCCCGACTTATTTATTTATACAGCAGTAATCGCAGTCTTGATGTTCGAAAGTGTATCATAAATGAATGCCCCTGTATGGTTCTCGCTGAAAAATTGGTGGATTCTCATCTCGCCAATAGTTGTTACAAGGTTCTTAGTGAAGTCATCATTCTCCCATCCAAATGTTACAACAAAATCTTTGTAAATTAAAACTTTGTAATAATCCAAAAGGGCTACTTGAATATATCCTACTGCTATGTTGTTGTCCTGTACAATAGTTGCACCAGTGTCAGCAGGCATGAAGATTTGACCTTGTGATTGTGCTTTAGTCAAAATCATGTTAGTATAGTCGATTGGATTCATAAAGATAGTAACAGGGCCTTGCAAGTTACCTGAGCGCAATTGAGCAACAGCAGCACGACAAGCATCCCAATTATTAGGGTCATCTGTCTTTACAGTTGTTAAAGAATACGCAACAGAGATAGTTTGAATACCAGCAGGTACAGTTGAAGATACAGCACCTGTCATTAAGGTAGTGTTCAACTTAGCACATAATTGGTATGCAATCTCTTGGTTAATCCAAGACACCATTCCATCAATATCTTCTAAAAGTTCAGTAGCACATTTCTGACTTACTGCAATTTTTTTAGCGTTTGAAATTTCGGTCGCTATCTCGAAAGATACTCCCGGTTTTATAACACCTGGCCCGATAAATCCTGCTGCTCCGAGTGGATTCTTTTTATTAACCCAAACATAAGCTGCACTTGCTGTACGACCTTTAGTAATGTAGTCCCAAAATGTAGGCTCTACACGTACTATTTCTGTCGCTCCAGCTTGAAATTCAGGGATAGGTAAATAAGCACTGCCATTATAAGTATTAGCAGGAGTCATTGGACTCGCAACTTTAATTACTAATGGAGTTAAGTCTGCTTTTGAACCGCCTCTTATATTTTCTAAAGCTGCTTTATTTTCAGTAACCCAAGATTTCAATTGAGAACCAACTGTTGTTACTTCAGGTTTAGAATTTTCCTTAAGCGCAACAATTTCATTAGCCATTCTTATCATTTCAGCTTTCTCAGCGTCATTGGCTCCTGATTCAATAGAATTTAATTTAGCCTTTAATTCATCTATTTCAGTTGAATTAGCTTTTGCTTTTATAGCAGTTTCAATTTGTTCTTTTACTGCTAATAATAATGCGTCATGCGACGCTTTTTCTTCTGGTGTCATTGTTATTTATTTTAGGTTAAAATTATTTTTTAAATATTTATAATCAATAGTAGAGCGTAGTTTCGGCTCATTTGTTGGAGTGGATTTCGGCTCCATTGTGGGTGTTAATTCGTTTGAACCTGATATTACACAGGATATTTCTTTTAATTTAGCTTCTGTTACTGCCCAAAAAACTCCTTCATTCAATGCCTTAGTTGCATTGGCAACCATAGGGAAGTATGTATTCCAGTTTCCAAACTCTTCTTTATATTGAGCATCATTCACGCACATTTGCATTTTAACGTATATCATTCCTACGCTATGCTGATTGATTTGCTTGTTTAAATATTCATCAAAAATCATTGCATTATATGATTTCTTTATTTCGCTGTCCATCATCAACGCAGTTGTGCTACCTTGTTTTGACACACCTAAATCGCTCCATGATATTTCCTTTTCATAAACTTTTGATGGCGTTCCTACCTTTGAACTAATCTTATATTCGTGGTCGTGCAAATGCAAAATATTTTTCTGATTCTCATTAATTGACTTAGTGAATATACCCTTCATGTGAACATCTCCATGCGAATCCATCCAATTGTAAGTGTTGCCTATTATTGTACGCTTGATAATTCCTGATGACAAATCGTCAACTGATGGGGCATCTGCTTTGATAATCGAGTTTAATTTATCAACTGATAAAATATTAGCATCGGTAAATTTTATAATTGACTTCTTTAAATTAATTATATCCGATTTATTCGTAATAAGATAATCGATATATTCTTTTTTTGTTTTAAATGTTTCGCCACCGTAACTAAATACAGACTTATTATGCTGTGAATAAATTGAGACTAATATCGCTTCGGCTTGTTCTGCATCATCTGCCATGCCCTCACTTATTGTTGAAGCAACATTAGCATCAATATATTCTTTTTCAGTTTCAGTTTTAAATGGCTTACGCATCTTTTTTCACAAGTTTTTTATCCAACAAAGTTTTTTCTTTATTTTTTTTTAACTCCATTAACCGTTCTTTTGAAATGGGCAACGCTTCGCAAAGCCCATATTGATATAGGTTTTGCGAAGTATTAGACGATTGTAAATCAGTCATTTGATGCAACGGAAACTATTTATGTTTCAAATTACAATGCAAAAATACTAATTTTTTATTTAACTTTGCAAATAAAATTTATTTAATTCTAAAATAATATTTAAAATTCATGACGTTTATTGACAAATTTTTAACACGATTTGGATTCGGAGGTAACTCTTTTTTCAAGTCTACCAACTCATACATGATAGGCTCAACTGGCCCTATATGGATTGAAACAAACAAACCAAGAGAATTATATGAAACAATACCTCAACTTTACAATCCTGTCAATAAATTGGCTGCGATGTTTTCAAATGCGGAAATAAAAGTTGAAAACGAAAATGGCGATGATATTGGAACGGATGCTTTTTATAAATTTATTGCAAATCCAAACTTCGCACAGTCAATGAATGAATGGCTTAACAACTATTTCGTTCAGAAAATTGTTTATGGAAACACATTTATGTATAAGAACAAGCCGAGTGGAATTAGCGAAATGCCATTATCTATATGGAACTTATCGCCACAATTTATTCAGCCAATTTTGACAGGAAGAACCTTTGACCAAGTGGCATTATATGGGGTAATTAGTGGATATAAGTATACTGAAATGGGGAGAGATAGAGTTTATGAAACAAAAGATATATTATACACCAAAATAACTGAC